TCGTAGCCCGGCGGCAGCTCGGCGATGTACTTAGCGCCGGCCACGCAACATCTCCCAGAAGTCGCGGCAGTTGATACCGCACCAGCGCTGCTCATCGCCGACGATGTCATCGCAGTACAGGCACCGCCCAGTAGGCACGGGGCCCTCGGGCTTGCGGTTGCGCATCGCCTCGGCCTGGGCGCGGTCGATCTCGCTCTGTGCGCGGTCGATGTCGTCGGTCACCGCTCAACCCCTTCGAGGCGATCGGCCACCAACTTGGCGTAGCCAGCGATGTCCACCCAGCTGTCAGCGTAGTCGGGGTCGCCGTTCACGATGCGGCCCAACTTGTGGGCGATCATCTCCAGCGCTTCCACCTGGTCCGCCGCCAGGCTGCTGCGGGCGCGGCAGTTGAACAGCGCTTGCTTGATCTCCTGGGTCACGGCTGCGTGCGTGGTGAACTTGCCGTAACGGCTGCCGCGTTCGGTCAGGATGTTTGCAAGGCCATCCGCCGGGGCGGCTGGCAACGGGTGAAACGTCAACGCTTCATGCGGGTCTATTTCGATGCTTTTTATTCTGCACGAGCGCCTGAATGGGCAGTCGTTGCAACTGTTCTCTGCCGCCTGCTGGGGGTTTGGGTTGCTTCCCCAGCACTTTGGTCTTTCGATCATCTCTTGCCTTTCATGTAGTCCATCAGCGCTTCTTGCACGGTGCGCTTGCCGTCTCGCCTGGCCATCACGACTTCGTCGATGGTGTCCTTTGCGACGATGTAGTGGATGAAAACCGGACGGTCGTGGCCGGCTTGCTTCTGACGCACCGGCCCGATGCGCTCGATCATCTGGTCGTGCTGCTCGAGATCCCACCAGTGGCCGAAGAAGACGACGATGTTGCCGCCGTCCTGCAGGTTCAGTCCGTGCCCCGCCGATGCAGGATGAGCGAATAGGATCGGAATCCGCCCTTCGTTCCATTCCCGAATAGTTCCAGGCTCAGAGCCCAGTGCCCGACCTGTAGGGAATGCGCGCTGGAGGCGGGCCAGGTCTGACTGGAAATGGTAGGCCACCAGGACAGGCGCACCGCCCGCCTCCTCAACGATCGAGCCCAGTGCGTCAAGTTTTCCATCGTGTGCCTCCAGCGTAAGACGATCGGGTGACCCATCGGGGTCGACGTAAACCGCGCCGTTGGCCATCTGCAGGAGCTTCATGGTCTTGGCGGCGGCGTTGAAAATCTCGACATCGTGGCCGTCGATCTCGGAGAAGAACTTCTTCTCGAGCTCCTCGTATTGTCGGCGGACTGTCGGCGGCAGGGTCACTTCAATCACGTTGACGATCGGCGCGTCGAGGTCAAACCAATCGCGCGGATCGATGGCCAGCGTGCAGTCGGCCAGGCGGTCCTGGATCTCGGCGGCGGCGTGGTCGGCGGGCGACCAGCTCGTGAACTGACCCTGCTTGGTCGGCCTAAACCACCGGCTCTGGAACGAGTTGTAGGTGCGCCCCAGGCGCTGGCCGGCGTCGATGAACCACTGCTGACCCCACAGGTCGTCGAGCCCGTTGGGGCTGGGCGTGCCGGTGAGGTTGATCCAGTGGCTCACCTGGGTGTGAGCGACCTTGCCCAGGGCCTGGGCACGAGCGCCGCCCTGGCGCAGCCTGAACGACTTCAGGCGCGTGCTCTCGTCGGCGATCACCCGCTTGAATGGCCAGGGTCGCTTCGCGTCGGCGTAATGCGACTGGAGCCAGACCAGGTTGTCGTAGTTGGTGACGAACACCGGGGCGTCGACCTTGAGCGCATCGCGCCGTTCGGCTGCGGTGCCGGTGGCGCTGACCACCTTGAGGCCGGCCAGGTGGTCCCACTTCTTGACTTCGGTGGGCCAGGTCTCCTTCGCTACCCGCAACGGCGCCAGCACCAGCGTGGGCTCGGACTCGCCCATCACGTTGTAGCAGGCGTCGAGCAGCGACAGCACGGTGACCGTCTTGCCCAGGCCCATGCCGGCCCACAGGTTGGCGCGCGGGTGCTCGGCCAGGAAGTCCGTGGCCAGCGTCTGGTAGGCGCGGGGGGTGAAGGCGGTCATTCAGGAAACCAGTTCTGCTTCACGGCCTGGATCGTCTTCGTCGAGATCCGCAGCTCTTCGGCGATCGCGCGGTGGGTCTCGCCGGCGGCCAGGCGCTCGCGCACGGTGCGCGCAGTGGCCTCCGCAGTGCGGACCTGGCGGCGCAACCACTCCGCGCCGCCCAGTCGGTCAAACACGGCCCAAGCTGCCGCGGGCATGCGCACGCTGCGAGGCACCAGCGGGGCGGGGGGCTTAAGTCTTGGCATTTGCTGCCCTTGCAGCGACGCACAGCGCGCACGTCCAGCGTTTGGTGACCTTGCACGTCTTGCCGCCGAGCGCTGGGCGCTTGCCCTCGCACCGTGAGCACGAGCGCGTGAACCCCATGCCGGTGCCGGAGGTCCTGTAGTTCAGCGTCAGGTCTTTGTTCCGTCCAAAGTCGTTGATCACTTGAGCAGCTCCTCGACGCCCTCAAGCGAGTCAATCACGACGACGCGCTGGCCCATCTGCCAGAGCTTGACGTGCTCGCGCTGCTGGTGAGCTTCGACCTTGACCCCGGGCGCCTTGAGCTCGACCCAGACTGCCTCGGGCCAGCGCTCGCGGAACACCTTGCGCCCACCCTCGAGCTCGGTCACCAACTTGCGTGACGGCATCATCACCAGCCGGTCAGGCGCACCGCGTCGGCCCACCCACTGGACCTTGCGCACCTCGCCGCCGATCTCCTTCACCCGGCGCACCAGGTGGCGCTCGATGTCACGCTCGCGCATTACCCTCTCCACGCCAACTCGACGCCGATCGCCGCCATGCACGCGATGCAGGCCAGCACATAGAGCAGCGTGACCCACGGAGACGCAGGCTGTTCCACGTCGGGGTGGCCGACGCTGAAGTCGCAGTCGGCCAGGGTGCGGGGTGTGCGGTCGTTTTTCATGGTCCTCTTTCGGTTGGTTGACTCAGGGGAAATTGTAGCAAACGCTACAGCGGCAGGGTTAGGGTGAACTCTAGTCTTTGCGGTATCGATGCGTCTCGAACCCGGCGGCAGCCAGCGGCAACCCCGGCGCCCAGGGCGGCACGCTCGACATCAACCGCGACAGCGCCTGGTGCGTGAACGCCGCGGTGTCGGGGGTTTCGGTGAGCAGCTCGTCATGCACCGAGAGCACGATCTCGTAGCCGGTGGCCTCGATCTCGGCCATGTTGTGCGCCATGCAATCGCGCGCGGCGGCCTGCGTCCAGTTCTCCACCAACTTGCCGCCGTAGGTCTTGATGCGCGCCCACTGCCGGGTGTACTGGTTGACGCCCATGTAGCTGATCTGGCCCGACTCATCGACCTCGGGCTGCAGGTAGCAGACGTAGCGGCCCGAGGGCAGGCGGCAGCGCAACCAGGCGCCGTCCTTGCGCACCTTGATGTGGCTGCCTGCGGTGTACACCTCGCCGGGGTTGGCGATAGCCAGGCGCACGGCCTCGCCCGCGGCCTTCCACAGCGCGGCGGTGCAGGGGTGGGCTTCCCGCCAGGATGCCTTGAGCACTTCGCAGGCGATGTAGACCCGATCGCTCAGGCCGAGGGTGCTGCGCTTTTTCTTCTTGACCCAGGTCAGCATCTCGCCAGCTTTCGCGAGCGACTCGCGCGGGGCGGTGGCCCACACCGCTTCGGCCAGCTCGTCGAGGTCCATGTTGTAGACCGCCGCGAACGTCACGAAGGCCGCGACGCCGCCCTCGTACCCGAGCCCCAGCTCCTGGACCTTGCCGATCTGGCGCTGCTTCTTGTCGACGGTCTTGGCGTCGACGTTGAACGAACGACCGTAGGCCACCTTGTACAAGTCCTCGCCGATGCCCTGGTCGAACTCGGCAAACGCGCGCAGCTTCCAGGTCTCGCCGGCCAAGAAGGCGAGCATGCGGCCCTCGATGTTGGACAAGTCGGCGATGACCAACTTCTTGCCGGCGGGTGCCACAATGCAGCCACGCACGACGTTGGCGGTGAGCCTCATCACGTCCGCGAATATCACCTCGGCCACGCCTGCTTTCAGCGCGTCGATGCCGAGGTCGATGTCTTCTTGCTCCATGTTCGGGCGCGGCATGTTCTGCGGCTGGAACACGCGACCGGCCCACCGGGCGGTGCGCTGGGCGCCGGCAAACTGCAGCGTGTTGCGCAGCCTACCGTCCGCGCTGGTCGCGTTGACCAGGGCCTTGTACTTGGCGGTGCTGGTCTTCGTGGCCTCGAGCCGGATGCCGATCAGCAGGCGCACGGCTTCGGGCAGCTCGGGGTCCTCCATCCGGCGCTTCAGGGTGTCGGCCTTCATGTCGGGCAGAACCACGCCGTGCTCGGACAGGATGTACGCCAGCAGCTCGTCGCGCTGGCTGACGTTGGTGACGGCGCCGTCGGTCTGATCATGCACCGCGGCCTTCAGCCGGATCTGCTCGACGGCCACCGCGTCGATCGCGCTGATGGCCAGGGGCACGTCGACAC